GCAGAATTCAACTTCGTTCGGGTGACTGCGATAAATTGCTTCGCTATCAAAACCCAAACCGGCCATACCCTCGCGCCAAGGAAACGACGTCCGCTCAGCATGGCGCATGCAATTATCATCGCCCTGCACAAGCATACGCAACGAATAGCGCGCCTGGTCAACCGTTTTGTTGGTCCACACACAGTACAAATACAAGTGAGACAGCCCGTTAACGACAGAATTCATCAACGAGGTGTAAGGATCACCACTCTTGCGAGTGCCTCTACACTTGTAACGCCAACCATGGTGTGTCGAACCGTGAGTCGAGATGTTGGCAGTCATAAGATCCAAGACTGCCCGGGGTGCGCCCATTTTCTCGCACAACCACACCTCATACGCACACCACGCTACGCGGATAGATGAGTCGAATTTGCCGAGGTCATCCTCAAGCCATCGCCCCCTTCCAGCCATAACGTGATTTGCCGCCTTCTCAGCAGAGACGCCGCTCGTGAAGCAAATGAAATTGTCGGTATTCCACCGACGCTTCAACAAGTCCTGTAGAGCCATAATCCAAGGACCAACGATACAAATGAACTCAGGTTGAGCTCCTTGTATTAATCGCGGTGCCTTGTCTTTACGCCCATAAGGCGATGAGTACAAGTCATTTTCTACTTTCACAAACGACGAACGATAAGTATATTGATACAACTGTCGGTTCGAAAGCTTACTATCCTCGCCCACACCATCGGCATCCATGCGAGCCTTACAGGCACGCAAAGTTCTTTTAACACTCGGTGATGCATTGGATCGCTCCAAATACGTCTCGAAGCTCACACTTCTAACCTCATACATATGTGGGAAGATCTTACGCCAATTCTTCTTACACCATTTAATGCACGCCGTCAAATCCTAAGTTGGATAAGGAGTGTCACAAAGGACACGAGCAATGAGGGACTGTTCCTCATTATGCTTATTGCTGGCGAAGCCGTGTGGGGCATACCCTTTCGAGTCAAACCCATACTGACACTGCTTGCCTCTCAATTCGAGAGGACTTTTGAGATTGAGTGGAGCCCGAAGCTCACCGGTTCCCTGACTTACTTTAGCTTTGGGTTTAAGCCGTTTCGGTCGCGGTAAACTCGCACAGTTAACGAGTGGTCGCTCGACTGTGGGAGTATGTCTCAACAGGCGGAATCCCCATCCTGGGTTGAGCTCAATACCAACCAAACGTGGCGCTGGCACAAATGTATGATTCACTTGCAACGCCAAATTAGGCATATATTGGCTAAGGCTTAGGTGCGGCCAACTCAACGAAGGCCGATTCACCCAAATGCCAACCACTTGAGACATTGCCAGGCTTCCCGCCTGGCGCGCACGCCGCGCTGCATACACGGCACCCACAAATGTGGCACCGAT